CTCGACATGAGGACCCTCGGGAACGAAATAGACGACACAGTTAATTCGATAGGTCAAGGACTAAAAGCATACGTAACCTCTCAGACGTCTCAGGCGCTATCGTTAACCTCGACTATCGCGACCGGTATGAGCGTAAACTTCACCGCCAAAACAGGCCGATACTACAAATTCACTTATCACGAGCCCGAAGTCGAAACCCCATCGGTCGCCGGCGGTAACACACTTCTAACGATAAAACTCACAAACGCGGCCTCAACCGCTTACTCCGTGAGCGTTATCCAAACACCGTCCGCCGCTAAAACCGTTAATCAGGTAACCGCTATCGCTATAGAAACTTTCGCGACCGCTGGAACTAAAACGATAGTTGGCGCTTGCGCTACAAGTAGCCTTACCGGAGCCCCACAGTTACAGAGGACGTCTACACGTTTAGCGTTTCTCATCGTTGAGGACATCGGAGCGGTCTAAATGAAAACTCTTTTAATCTCCGCCGGCCTTGCGATCGCTCTCGTGTTCCTCGTTGGCGGTTGTGCCGACCGCACCCGGCACACGTGCGAAACCGATCCGTCCGGTAGCCGTTGCGATACTTCTAGCGGAGCGACGACACCATGAAAAAATTAACTAATTCGGAGATTAAAGCCCGGCTCATTTTTGTAGTCGGGATTACCCTCTCGTTCGTTTTCGGCGTGTCTATGCTCGGGATCTTGTACGGAGTGCTTTTCGTCGTCCAACCGCTCGAACCGTCGCCCACCGACTCCTCTTTCATTGATGGTATTTTGGCTCCGGCGTTTATGGCGCTCCTAGGTCTTTTAGGCGGCGTGCTCGCGAGTAACGGGCTTAAAGATAAACAAGAGAAAGAAAGAGACGATGAGTAGAAAATACACCGGTAACACCGAGGGCGTCGGTAAAGGTAAGCGCCCCGGACTCGAGCATTTAGTCGCGTGTATCGAATACCTCTCCGGTAACAAACTCTGGAAAAATGGGACCTACAACGTCCGACCGATGAGAGGCAAAACCGCGATGAGCGTTCACGCCACCGGACGCGCCGCCGATATCTCCTATCGCAAGACCGCCAAGAAAGCGGGCTCGTCGCGGACCTATGCGGTCCAATGGATAGACCTACTTGTTAAACACGCCGACGATCTCGGTTTAGAACTCCTAACCGATTACTCCTATACGAAAGGTCTCGGCGGCGGCCGTACTTGGAAGTGTGACCGTAACGCGTGGCTGGACAATAAAAAGGGAGTTATTCAGGGAGGCGGGCAAGTGTGGGCCGATTGGTTCCATATCGAACTATCGCCCGAATTCGCAGACAGTAGAGACAAGATCCAAGAGGCTATGAACAAAATATTTTTAGAACTCCAAGATACGCCCATCGTCGGATAATCCAACACTTAACCGCACCCGTCCGCTATTGTCTCGGTTATCGGTTAATCCGATACCCCGACGATATAGGAGGACCTAATGTCCGAACAGTTAGCCCTAAACCTTGAGGGCATGCCACCCCTCAAACTTTTAACACCATTCGAGCGCGGTATGGAACTCTCCCAACTAGCCGCGAACCATAAATGGACCACCGCTCAAGCGACCGAGGTATATAACGCCATAGTCAAGACCGCGCGCATGTTGCCAGAATTTACCGCGGACGATATTTGGTCCCGGCTCCCGGCCACGTTCCCCAAAACTAAAGGATTAGCCGCGATCCTTAAAAGCGCCGCGAACGATGGAATATGCCAACCAACCGACCGAGTACGCAAAACGTCCAGAGGCGGCGACTCCGACCACGGGCAACGCCTAACCGTCTGGCGCTCCCTCTAATGGACCTAGATCTCATACAGTACCGACCGCACGTCCACACTCTCCCGGACGGCTCCCAACTTTTAATTACCGTTTGGGTAGGGAGAACCGAAAACGGAAAGACAGACCTAACCCTCACGATCGCGGAACGGCCGAGCCGTTTCTCATTATGGGGATCACCCCAACCCTTAGAGGAGAAATAAAAAATGTTTAACGCAAAACTAACCAATTTTTTATTAGGAATAATCGCGACCTTAAGCGTGATCGTCGGCGCTCTCGCCGGCACAAATAACGACGAGCCGATCGTTACAACTACAACGGCGCCGGCGCTCCAAGAAACGACGACCACCCTTGGCGCTCACGAGGCGCTCCAAGAGGACCTAGCAGAAACTACGACCACGGTCGCGGATACCACGACCACGGTCCCCGTGATCGTGAACGCCGCGTTAGACACGCCCTGCTATGAATGGCTAGGACTTGCGGTCGCGCAGGGCTGGACGAACACTCCCGAAGTACTCGAGAAACTCGGTCGGATTATTTTTCGTGAGTCAAGATGTATCCCGCAAATTGTGAGCAAAACCTCAGACCACGGGCTCGCACAAATTAACGAGACGGTCCATCGCGACTACGTAGAAAGTGTTTACGGCGAACCTTTCGAGATAGCCATGGCAGACCCGGCTAAAAACCTCGCGTTCGCGTGGCGTCTCTATTCGGGACGCGAGGCCGAGGGCCGTTGCGGTTGGAAACCTTGGAGTATGCCATGCTAGACGAACAGGACGAATTTGATATGTTAGTCCGCCGCTTGCAAAAAAACCGAAACGAACTTCTTGAGGCCACCAAAAGAATAAAAATTCTCGAGCAAGAGATCCGATCCCTACGCACCAAACTAGGCAACGATCCCGAGACCGGAGCCGGGGCGCCAACATGGACCTAGGCGGATACGTCCTCGTCCAAGACCGGCTAAAAATGGCTTTAGATCGGTTCCCAAATTTGCGCGTCCAAGAGACGGACGTTCGCCCGGTAGAGATCGCCGGTCAAACATTTATAGCCGTAACGATGACCGTCTACAGGGAGCCCGGCGACGACCTCCCCGCGGTCGCTACCGCTTACGAAGTTTTCCCGGGCCGGACGCCGTTCCAAAAAGGCTCCGAGATGATGAACGCGTCCACGTCGGCGCTTGGCCGCGCGCTTGGCTTTATGGGTTTCGGGATCTCTAAGTCCATCGCGTCCGCCGACGAGGTTTCTCTCCGAGTCAATGAACGCGCAACCGCTCCCAAACCGTCGCAGGATCGCCCTAGAGCGCCCCAAACCTCAGAAACGACCGAGAACACTAGAGGCGTCCCGCCGACCGCTAAACAGTTGGAGTTTCTCATTAAGTTGGCGACCGAAAAAGGCGTAGAGCCTCCCGAAATAAACACGATGGGCGAGGCGTCGCGCGCGATCAAAACACTTTCCGCACTACCAAAAAAGCCGGCGACAGACGAGGCGCCGTTTTAATGAAAAAGAAAACCCCGACGACAGTAAACGACCTATTCCGAATTAACGAGGCGTCGTTCCAGAGTACGATCCTCGAATTAGCGCGCCTCTACGGTTGGCATGTTCACCACACGCGCGCCGTCCAGATCCGCCCCGGCTATTGGGCGACCCCGCTCCAAGGCGTCGCCGGCTTTCCCGATCTTGTTCTCGCTAAAAGCCCGACGGCACGTCACCGAGGCGGCGTCATTTTCGCTGAACTTAAAACGGCCACCGGCAGATTAAGCGACACACAGAAAGAATGGTTAGAACGCCTCTCACTTGGAGGCGCCGAGGTTTATGTGTGGAGACCTCGCGACATCGCGTCTATTCGCGTCCGGCTGGAGGGCAAAATATGAGCAAGATCCAAGATTGGTCCAACATAGAGGGCATATTCTGGACGGTCTCCGTCCTCGGCGGTTTATGGCTCGGCTATTTCATTGCGACCGATCCCGTTCAGACTCGAGCGCGCCGGCTGGACCGCAGGCGTAAAAGAGTATCCAAGGCCATAGAGCGCCTCTACCTAGCCGAACAAAACAAAAGAAACGATTAAACCGTGATTATCAGAACACCCCGACCCGAGTCCCATTACCTTACGATCGCTAACTCGGTCGTACGCGACCGCTCGCTCTCGTTTAAGGCCCGCGGGATCCTCGCCCTCTTACTTTCCTACCCGGATAATTGGTCCGTCTCATCGGAGCGCCTAGCACTAGAAACCGCGACGCCAAGAGGCGAGAAACGCGACGCGATACGTACCGGGCTCAAAGAATTAGAGTCCGCCGGCTACTTACGGCGCGAAGTACGCCAAGACAAAACGACCGGCCGCATGTCCACAAACACCTACGTCTATGACACGCCCCAACCCGTGGAAAAGCCTCGGGATAACTCCCCGACTTGTCCACAGCCGACGACGGATTACCCGACGCCGGAAAAGCCGTCTCCTATAGAAGTAACTAATAAGAAAGACCCCCGAATAAAGTCCCTAGGTTATTTAAGTAAGAGAGAACAAAACCGCGCCATTTGTCCACAATGCCACGGGCAACGCTGGACACTCCAAGACTCCGACCTCATAGCGTGCCCATGCGATAGCGGACTCATCAGGGCATGAGCGACCACTACAAAGACAAAAGATACGTCGAGAACCGAAAGAGGATCCTCGCCGGCTCCCCTACTTGCGCGATATGCGGCGTCCGTAAAGCGAACACGGTAGACCATATCCTCGAGTTACACGCCGGAGGCGATCACTCCATGGAGAATTTACAGGCGGCGTGCTCAAAATGTAACTACAGGAAAGGTGCTCAGTATGGCAACGCTCAGAGAGCCCGCATAGTTAAAGCACGAAACGAGGCCGTAAAGACCGCCGAAACACGCCGGCCACGAAACACCCCAAAAGCACCAAAAACGACTAAAAACGACGAAAAAGCCGAAAAACCTTTTTTTGATGACCCAACGCTCACCCCGACGCCCCCATCTTCTGTCTATCCCAAAGGATCCAAACGGACCAAAACCGATCCGAGCCGAACTAAACCGAAAGCGGCCGAAGTAGACCGATCTTTCCCGAGGCTCTACACGCGACCACTAGGGGCAAGGAATTACGCCGGCGAGTTTGCGGAATGGGGAGAGAAGTCTCTCGGGATAACTCTCTTTCCGTGGCAACGTCTCGCGCTCGAGGGGATCCTCAGCGTAAACGATGAGGACGCGCCTCCCGGATACGGTTTGGAGTACCGGACGAGTCTTTGTTCCGTGGCTCGACAAAATGGAAAAACGGCATTATTAAAAATACTGGTTGGGGGCTGGCTTACTGTCATGGCCGCCGAACGGAAAACGCCTCAGACGGTTATTACGACCGCTCACGCGTTAGACCTCGCGGTTAGTTTGTTCCAAGATCTCGCGCCGATCTTAGAGAGTCATTACGGCGCGAAAAGTAAATGGTCCTACGGCCGTAACGAGTTACGTATGCCCGACGGGAGTCTCTGGCTAGTTAGGGCCGCGACACCGAGCGCCGGTCACGGACGGAGCCCCGACCTTATCGCGGCGGACGAATGTTGGGATATCTCGGAGGAGGTTCTAGACGTCGGACTTATTCCGTCCCAACGCGCTAGAAAAAGTCCTCATCTCGCCATGTTCAGCACCGCCGGAACCGAGGCGTCCAAACTCTTATTACGTTGGCGGGAGCAAGGTCTCCGAGCCATAGACTCCCCGGATCCGTCGCCTCTCTTTTTCGCGGAATGGTCACCCCCGCCGTCCGCCGATCCGGAAAGCATAGAAACGATGGAATTCGCTAACCCGAGTCTCGGTCATATGCTCGAGTTAGAGACGATCCAAGCCGAGTCCAAAAACCCCAACCGCGCCGCGTATCTCAGAGGCTCCCTAAATTTGTGGGTATCCCACGACTCCGCATGGCTGGACTCTCAGATCCTCAACCGATCCGAAACCGCCGACGTCTTTGATATCCCGCCGGCCGTCCTATCCGTGGACTCGTCATTAGATGAGTCGCGTTACGTCGGAGTATTGACGACCGACCTTGGAGATCGCGTCCTCCTAGAGACCGCGTTCATCGTGAACTCAGAGTTAGCACTATGGGAAAACGTCCGCCGGCTACTTCCACCGGGAACGAGAACGATCCTCGCCGTAACCCCGACGCTAGATCTCCACACTCCGAAAGAGTTAGAGAAACGGAAAACGGTCGTAGGTATCGGCGAACTCTCAAAATGGACCGGGCTCGTCCGCGGAATGTTTCTTGAGGGACGCGTTCTCCACCGCGGCGACGCTTTACTCGTGGAACATCTCTCCCGCGCGGTCATGTCACGCACCCAAAACGGCGTAGTACTGTCAAGCGTTAAAAGCCCCGGCCCGATTGAGTTGGCGCGCGTCTCCGTTTTCGGGATCGCGCTCGCGTCCCGGGCAAGATCAACGACCCGCCCATCTATCGCAACGTCGCGACGCTAGATCATTCTCTCTATCTCTAACTATCCGCGCTTATCGTTTCGCGTTCGTGTAATAATCCGCTCGTGGGAATTTTCTCTCGAGACAAAACGACAACGGTCCAAGCGAGTTACGGAGGCGACACGGCGTCCGTTACCGCTGGAGCCTCCGCGCTCGCGCTCTCGGTCGTCGGGGCCGGACGCGAGCGCGCGATGGCGCTCCCCACGATCTCACGCGCTCGCGACATTCTCGCGTCGCTTATCGCGTCTTTACCGATCCGCCGTTACGGGACCCAATGGAACGGAGAGTTTTTAGAGGAGATCCCTCTCGCTCCGGAACCGTGGCAACTCCGCCCGGATCCATTAACGACCCGTTCCCATAGTCTGAGTTGGCTATTTGACGATATGTATTTCTACGGTCGCGGATACCTATACGTAAAAACGCGTTACTCCACCGGGCTCCCGGCGTCGTTCCAATGGTTACCCGCCGTCTATATGAACGTTCAGGCCGCCATGTTCGCCGGGAACGCTCCCATAGGTGATTATACGGTCACGTTTAACGGGCAAGCGTTAGCGAACAATGACGTAAAGATCTTTTACTCTCCCGTATCTGCTCTCTTAGAGGTTGGCGCTCGAGCGATCAACACGGCCGAACGTTTAGACGTGGCCGCGTGGCGTTTCGCTACTACTCCGACCGCGTTCGGCTGGTTACAACAGACCGAGGGCGAACCTCTCCCGCCAGAGTTTATGAAAGAGGCCGCCGATGGTTGGGCCGAGGCCCGCGACACTTCAGCGGTCGCCGCGATCTCCGCCGGCTTTGAGTGGCACGAGTCCACGATGGACCCGGCACGTCTCCAACTTGTAGAGGCCCGCCAACATTCCGCGCTAGACCTCGCCCGTCTCGCGAACGTTCCGCCGTACCTCGTCGGCGCTCCGACCGGTACCGGTATGACTTACACCAATGCGGTAGACGCTAAAAGCGCCGCGGTCCTATTCGGAGCCCTCCCCTATATTGAGGCCATAGAGCAACGTCTCAGCGCCGAGGACATAACTCCACGCGGACAGATAATCCGTTTAGACCGCTCCGCATGGCTAGACAACCCTCTAGACGTCCATAGTCCAGACCCGGCACCAATGGACCAACCACAAGACCAACCAACCCCGCAAGGAAGTAACAGATGAAACTCACTATTCGAGCGTCGGAAAGTTCTCTCACGGTCGCGGCCGCCGACGGAACGCCCAAGCGTGAAATAACCGGAGTCGCGGTCCCGTGGAATGTTCCCGCTAACGCCTCAACAGGCCCGGTCATGTTTCTAGAGGGATCGCTCCCAACCGACGGACCCGCGCCAAAACTAATCCGCGACCATTCACCGACCAACCCGATCGGCGTCGTTACCGAAAGAGTTAGCACGTCCGAGGGAATGATGTTCGTCGCGAAAGTGTCCGCCATTCCCGAGGGCGATATCGCTCTCCAACTCGCCGCCGACGGAGTACTAGACGCGGTTAGTGTTGGAGTAGACGTCCAAAAATTCCACTACGACGGCGATACTCTCGTCGTTGAGTCCGGCGCTTGGAGGGAACTCTCACTCGTTCCGTGGGGCGCTTTTACCGAGTCCAAGATCGCAACGGTCGCGGCCTCAGAGCAAGACCAAGACCAAGAGTCCGACGAGGCAACCGCCGACGAGGACGAAACCAACAAAAAGAAAACCGAAATTTCCGAGGAGGAAACAGAAACTATGGAACCAATTACAACCGAGGCAACGTCCACCACGTCGCCGATCATCGTTAAGGCCGCCCGTCGCGTCAGCGCGTCGGATTACATCTCCGGACTCGTCTCCGGGAACATGACCCCGGAAGTCCGAGCCGCTAATGGCGTCGTCTCAGATATTCCCGGCATGATCCCCGAGCCGCTCATCGGCGACGTATTCGACACACTCACAGACGAGCGCCCGTTCATCGCGGCCCGCGGAACTTTCGCACCTCCCGCCGGAGGCGAGTCGTTTTTCCGCCGCAAGGTGAGCCAACATACGGCCGTCGCTTTACAGGCCGCAGAGTTTGACACTCTCGCCTCACAGAAATACGAAGTGGACCGTATCCAAGTCGATAAAAAGTTTTTCGGCGGATACTTGGACATTTCGGAACAAGCGCAGAGTTTCAGCGAGCCGTCCATGGTTGAGCGAGTCCTCGCAGACATGGCGAACGTTTACGCCAAGACCACCGAGACCTACGCTCTCGGTCAGGTTTACGACGGATCAACTAGCGCGACCGCACAAGTCAGCGACTGGACCGACGGCGACGAAGTTATCGAAAGCCTCTACTCGGCCGCCGCAGAAATTAAAAACGGTTTCGGTCGTATGCCTAGCCACTTGATTATCCGTAGCCACGTGTGGGCCGCGATTGGTGGAGCGAAAGACTCCGGCGGAAACCGAATTTTCCCGTACCTTGGACCATCTAACGCCGCCGGTACTCTCAACGGAGCGACCGCTCTCACCGGAAACCCTCTCGGTTTGGCTTTGATCGTCTCCGACGATTTCGGTCTCGTCGCTGGTGACCGCGCCGCGATCATGCTCTCAGCCTCAGCCGTAGAACTGTATGAGGATCGTCGCGGGGCCATTCGAGTAGAACAACCCGCTACCCTCTCAACCCGTCTAGCGTTCCGCGGTATTTTCGCCGTGGCAGATATTGCGCTCAGCACCGGCTCGCTCCTGCTCTGATCCCCAACCCCCAACGACTAGGAGAGTGTGAGCCATGGCCTTAGAGAAACGAGTTACTCAAGCGGTAGCCGTCTCTGGAGACCATACGCTCACGCTCTCCGACGTCACCGGGCTCTATGTCGGATATACCGTCCACGTAGCCGGCGTCATGGCGTCGGGAACGTTTAACGGGACTCACGTCATTACGGCGATAGATACCGACGATCTCACGATCACCTACGAAGTCGGGAACCACACTCACGCGCTCGCAGATACACCGGGACGCGTAAACGTTCCGGTCACGTGGGCAGACGATGAGGACGTCCTCGGTTTTCTCGGCGTAGAGCCGGCGAGCGCAGAGGACGAGGCATATTTAGACGTCGCGGTTAAAGCCGGGAACGAATGGTGCTATAGGCGCCGTTATTCGAGCGCGTATGACGATCTCGTAAACGCCGTCCCCGATGAGGCTTGCCGTCTCGCGGTCGTCTTGTATGCCTCCGCGCTTTATCGTGAACGCGGATCCGTGGACTCCTATCAAAGTTTCCAAGACATGTCTACCGTCGCGCCTATCGGCTCTATGGGGCAGATCTTAAAACTCCTAGGGTGTAACCGTCCGGTAGCCGTATGAGCCTATTAAACGACTCCTACGATCTCGTTATAGAGTTACTCGAGGACGCAGGGCTCCCGGTAGTGGACGACGTTCGGAACCTCCGACCGCCGGCCGTGATCGTGGACCCGCCCGGTATCACTCCGTTAAGCGCGTCGCTCGTACAAATAAATTTCTCGGTTACTTGTGTCGCTCCGCCTCCGGGCAACCGGGACAGTATGAAAAAAGTGTTAGAACTCGCGGACGTGATTATCGCGCTCCCCGGTCTAGTCACCACGGGAGGAGTCTCCGGCGTTTACAATGTCGGAAACCAAGACCTCCCGTCCTATAACCTCACCATTACAACTACCGCAAGGAGACCCTAAAATGCCTTTATTCGTTCAGACAGGACGCCAACTCACCGTAGAAATTGACTCGGTTGATTACTCCGTCCAATGTTCCGAGGTCACACTCACACCATCGCAGACCGTGGACCAATACATCTCGCTAACTTCTAACGCGGCCGTCTCCGGACCGGTCACGTGGGAACTCGGCGTTAAAGCGTTCCAAGATTGGGGCGAGGCTGGTTCATTTTGTGACGCGCTCGTATTCGCCGCCCTCGCAGGGAACGCGGTCCCGTTTGAGATGGGCCTCCCTAACGGCGGAACCGCAACCGGCGACATTATTCCGGTTTTCCCCGTCGCTGGTGGCGCCGCAGATAGCGCCCTAGAAATTGACCTCACTTTCGCCGTATCCGGCGCGGTCACGTTCGCCTAAGCCGATGGAACTACGTCTACGTGTCGAGACACTCAGCGACTCCTACGAGGTCAATACGACCCCGTGGGTAATCATGCTTTGGGAACGCAAATATAAAACCAAAGCGAGCAAGATCCAAACCGACGGACTCGGTTTGGAGGACCTCGCTTATATCGCTTACGAGGCTGGCAAAATGTCGGGCAACGTAAGCGGAAAAACTTTTGACCAATTCGCCCAAGAGATAAAAAACCTTGACGTCTTAGAGGGCGATACGGCGGACCCTATCCAAGCGGTAGCCTCGGACGATTAGTCGCCGAGGTTGCCGCGGAGACCGGGATCCCGCCGTCCGAATTAGTAAACGATGGGGCCATGCTCGTAACACTCGCGGAGATAATTAACAAGAAACGCCGGGCTAAAAGATGAGCGTATCCGCGTCCGTTGAGGTCGTCGGTCTTAAAAGCGCGCTTAAAGAGTTAAACAAAACTCAGCCGGCGCTCCGCCGTGAGATCGGTAAAGACATAAAAAAAGCGGCGGAGCCAATGCTCGCCGCTATCCGTGAACTATCCCCCGAGACCGCTCCGCTCTCTGGTATGAACCATCAAAAGCGGACGGGCTGGAAACGCGGACAAGATAAAAATATCGTTCTAAAGGTAGACACTCGAAACGCGAGAAAAAGAAACGCCGCCACCGGCGCCGTCTACGAAACCGTCGGAACGGTCAAGATCATCGCTAAGGGCGGACCGCTTATCATGGCAGATATGGCCGGACGTGCTGGAGGAATGAAAAGCAAAAACGCGTTTAGAGCCCGACCTAATTTCCATACCGCGTTAGACGGAGCGATCGGTCGCGGAGCGTCTCGCTTTATGTGGGCCGGCGCGGAAAATTCCATAGACCTATTCCAAAAAGAATTAGAGCCGATCGTCGCGCGAGTCATGGCCGAAGTCGGACGTAACATCGTGGAGGTAAAGCGATGAGTATCTCCGTCCCAATTATTAGCGAGTGGAACCCTAAAGGTTTAGATAAAGCGATCGCAGACTTTAAGAGTTTGGAGGGCGCCGGCGCTAAAGCCCAATTTGCTATTAAAAAGGCGGCCGTTCCCGCCGCGGCCGCTCTTGTCGCCGTAGCCGCCGGACTTGTCTCAGCGACTAAGGCCGCCGTAGAGGACGCCGCCGCGCAAGAGTTACTAGCCGGATCGTTACGCAACTCGACAGGCGCGACCGATAGTCAGATCGCCGCCGTAGAGAAATTTATCTCTCAGACTTCCGTGGCGGCCGCCGTCGCTGACGACGAACTCCGTCCCGCTCTGGACTCTCTAGTTAGAGGGACCGGAGATATAACTAAGGCTCAAGATCTTTTAGGGATCGCGCTCGATGTTTCCGCGGGCACCGGGAAAGACCTCGGCGCCGTTTCGGACGCGCTTTCTAAAGCGTTTAACGGGCAACTCGGACCGCTCAAAAAACTAGATCCGGCGCTCACGAAACTAATCGCCGACGGCGCGTCTACCGACGAGGTAATGACCGCACTATCGGAAACGTTTAAAGGACAAGCGTCCAAGGCCGCGAACACCGCGCAAGGTAAATTTAAGAGTTTCGGGATCCAGATGGGCGAGGCTAAAGAGTCAATAGGCGCCGCCGTTCTCCCGCTGGTTAATAAAATGCTCCCGGCTCTAACCAAGTTGGCGACGTTCGTCCAGAAAAACACCGGGCTAATAGTTGCGATCGTGGCCGTCGTCGGAACTCTTGCCGCCGCGATCATCGCCGCTAATGCCGCGCTCGGTATCTACAACACGATCCAAGCGGTCACCGCGATACTTAACGGAGGGCTGGCCGCGTCTAATGGCGCCGTAGTCGCCTCAGAGGTTGCGGTCACCGCCGCCACTACCGCCGCGACCGCCTCATTTTCGGCGTTATGGGTAGCGACCGGCGCCGTCGTGATCCTCGCGATTATCGCGGCACTAATCGCGCTCCAAGTTAAATTTAATATTTTCGGAAAAGTCATAGACGGACTTAAAGCCGGCTTTAACAAATTTTGGGATTTCATTAAAACCGTTTTCGGTTGGATCTCTAATAATTGGCCGCTCTTGCTCGCGATCATTACCGGACCGTTCGGACTTGCGATATACGGGATTATCAAATTTAAGGACGGCATTATCGGAGTCCTCCAAGGCGTTAAGGATTTCGCGGTAACTATTTTTGATGGGATCGTAGGAGCGTTTAAGGGAGTCCTAAACGGAATCCTCTCCGCGCTCGAGTCCGGAATTAACTTCGTCATTAAGGGACTCAACGCGGCGTTAGACGGAATAGATAAAGCCGCCGGCCCGTTCGTGAACTTCGGCGAGATCCCGAAAGTAAACATTCCGCGTCTAGCCGAGGGCGGGATCGTAACCTCCCCAACTCTTGCCATGATCGGCGAGGGCGGCGAGTCCGAGGCCATAATCCCATTATCTAAACTAGGGAACCTTGGCGGCGGTATCACGATCAACGTCTCCGGAGCGTTAGACCCGTCCGCGGTCGCCCGACAGATTAGACAACTACTCACACAAGACGCCGCGCGTCTCGGACTCGTTAATCCGATATGACTAACCCGGTCGGCATTTATATAACCAAACCCGGCGGAGGACCTCCGTTAGCGGTCCACGTTGGCGCGCTCGAGGGAGTCACGATCAACTACGGGAGACCCGACGTCACTTCCCAACCCAACGCCTCTACCGCGAGCGTCACAATTCTAAAAGACTCTACGCTCGGAAACTTTGACTCCGACCTCTCCTATTTTGACTTAGGAAATACCGTTTTAATTGAGGCGACTTTTAGCGGGATACCATACACGCGGTTTCAGGGACAAATTACCGACGTCACCGTAGACGAGTACTTCATCACTCTCTTAGCGGCCGACGATCTCTATTCCGCTTTAGGCCGTTTTAAGATAACAAAAACGGGAGACGTAGATCTCACCGGCGGACGAATTCAGGAAACCCTACAGTACGCACTACCGGCCGCCGGCTTTCCCGTTCCGCCGTATGACATAGACGCCGGTACCGTTAATGTTTACGCGGCGGACGCGACCACCCAAAACGCTTTAACGTATTTACAAGAGGTCACCAACTCGGAGCCGTCCGGCGTTTTCTTTCGCGACATTTTGACCGGGAACCTACGTTTCACCGATAGCGAGGCGCGCCGTCAGCAAATTTCCCTAAACCCTTATCAGAGTTATAGCGATACGGAAGTCTTAGACGTCTGGTCAATAAGAAAAACTAGCCAAGAAAAAATTAACCGCGCGATTATCTCTAACGACATAAACACGGTCACCTATGAGGACGCCGCCGACATTGCTAACTCGGGGATTTACGAGTACACGTTCGCCTCGTTACTAAACACGAACGCGGCCATGCTCACACTCGCCCGGCGAATAGTCGTAAACCGAGCGCGACCCGAATTCACTTTTAGCGCGATCCAAATAGAACTCTCCACGATGACCGCCGCCCGCCAAGAGGCCATTATTTCCACGCTCAGAAACGGGCAACTAACCCAACTCCCAACATTCGGAGCGTTTAACGTAGAGGCGTTAGATTTCTTTGTCGAGGGATACTCCGAGCGCATAGGACAAGAATTTTGGAGCATTACGTTAAACCTTTCCGACGCGAGACTTACCCGCCCGCCCCAACGCTGGTCCGACATTGTTAGCGGCGTACTTTGGAACGACGCCGTTATAGACCCATACACTTGGAACGATATGTTAAGGGAGTATATTTAACTCATGGCATCTACACCGAACTACGCATGGCCTACACCGGACGACACCGATCCCGTAGGCGACGGCGCTCTCGACATGAGGACCCTCGGGAACGAAATAGACGACACAGTTAATTCGATAGGTCAAGGACTAAAAGCATACGTAACCTCTCAGACGTCTCAGGCGCTA